CGCTCGTCTTGCAAAAGATAGATATAATAAGATGTTAAATTAGTATTACGTCCGAGGGGTTCTCCCTCGGGTACATAACGATTGAATAGGAGGTAAGGATATTGGCATTAAAAGAAGAGGAATTTAGTATCGGCGGGTTAAATAGTCGCTCCGATTTACATGTCATTATGGGTATGGTGTTACCACCAATTGCCCCGGCAATGTCAGAGTTGGCGACAGATATTCCCGCCAAATATGGTAATTATTTTAACGGAATTGATTATACATCAAAAACGATTAATATTCCAATTACAATAATGGCTCCACGTAATTCACAATCATATGTAAAATACGTGCAAAATTTAGCCGGGTTATTGTTAACAGATAACCCAGAAAACAGTCAGGAACTGCCACTGGTGTTTGGGTTTCAACCAGACTTGACATATTGGGGGCATATTACTTCAATCTCCGACCCACAAGTTACGCAGGAAGGGACTTGGGATTCAACGTCAACCATTACGTTTGTAATGTCTGACCCTAGAGCAACTATGCCACAGATAGAAACACCATTAAAAAACGGATTAAATGTTATAACCGTTAATGGAACCGCGCAAACAGAGCCGGTTATTCAGATTATACCCAAGCGAGCTTTAAAGTACATTGGTTTTACTCTAAATGGTGGTCAATATGGAATTGGGCCAGAAACTCCTGAAGACCAAGCTAGTGCTGTTCAACCATATACAGATGTTGTCCGAGACCCAATTGCAAGTATGGCAACGTGGACAAACGACGCCACTGCCACTAGTGTCATGAAAACTAGTGACAATCCAATTTATCAAGGGTCATGCGAAATAAATTCATCTAGCACGGTTATGATAGTTGCTAATAAGTCAGGCAAAAAAGATTATGGGCCTATACCTTCTGGCGTTGAAGATACATGGTATGGCCCGGCTTATCGGTATACTGGCATGACAAAATCACTGACTGATTGGCGAGTACGAACTAGTCTATATCACTTAAAATACTCTGGTTCCCATAATGGTCGTGCGATGGCACGGGTTGAACTTTTACTTTTAAATGCAAACGGGCAAATGATTGCACGCTTTGGTATCTTAGACCTTGGTGGCGGGAAGAAACCACTGATTAGATTACAGTTATGTGAACCAGGTTCGTATATGAAAAAGGGCGATGGAAAGCACCGCAACTTATACTATGGTTATGGCCCAAAAGGTGCTTTTGAAAATAGAAGAAACAAATATGTACGGATAAAAACAATTAATAAAAAGTCCAGAAAATTTATAACTTTAATTAATCGTGAAGAGTCTAACTCTATTTCCCATGGCACATTCGTACTAGATATGACTAAGAAGGGCCAAGTATTCACAAGGAGTATCACACAATACAATACTCATACTGACCAACCCTATACAGATTCAAATAAACATCTGGTCGTTAGTGGAACGTTTGTTGACCGCAACAATCAATTTAGCAGTCCACTCGGTGGCGTTGGAGTAGTTTTTCTAAAATTCCCAATTGCGGAAGACTATAATAAAATTGACTATAAAGACCCCTTCATGTCATTGCCATATCTAAGAATTTGGCAGGCAAATGAAGTTAACCCGGGTGACCCAAGATATATTGCTAACGCCGGTGAGGAGATAGTCTTAAATTGTGAAAATGATAGCACAACAATTGGCGGTAAACTAGCTAGTCCCACTTGGTCAACCGATTTTCCTAAGTTGAAACCGGGGGTTAATAACTTAACGATGGTTGGCGACTTAGATGACGCCCAGATGACTTTGAAATATTTGCCTAGACGACTATAATAATACTAAAGACCCCGTTAAAGGGGGGTCTTTTTACATAATTAAAATAAAGGAGGCTAATCGATGGCTTTAAATAACCAGTATTTAATTCTAAACCCAAATTTAAAGCGGATTGGCACATTAACCGTTGATGGTGCTACCAAGTTTTTTAATGATAGTATTGAGTTACAATTGGCTGATTCAGACACGAATAGCACTGGCTATGATGATGATACTAACGTGGGGACAACTGATAACTACACAGGTACAATTAACTTAAATGCTCAATCTAAAAAATTCGACCACCAAGGATCAGTAGATGTGCCCCAAGGTCAACCAGATAGTGACAAAGTAGTGGCTGGTAATAATCTCGCCTATTATGATGGGCTATCAGGTCATTGGTATATCATGCGTATATACAGTGTGGAAGAGAGCAACACTGCCACCTCTAAGCATGTCACAACGGCTAGATTTACTAATCTATGCTTATACACACTGGCCCATCATTACCCACTTGCAACGGCTACTAGCAACATTTCTATTCAAACGGCCTTTAACGAGTGCTTTAACGCTACTGGTTGGGCACTAGACTATCAAACTACCAATGCCGTGGTGTCATCAATTGAAATTGATGGCAAGACTAAGGCCAGCGCATTGTTACAAACACTGATTCAAACCTATGATGTCGAGATTGACCCCTATGTTGAGATTGACTCACAAGGTAATGTTACCAAAAAGGTATGTCTTATTACCGATAAACTTAATGCTGACGTGGTCTATAAAGAAGCAGTATTTGGCAAGAACATGACTAGCGTTAAACGGACAACCGTTTCAACGCCGGTGACTAAGTTAATTCCATACGGTGCTAACGGTAGCACATTTGCCAGTGCCAATAATGGCAAAGCTTATATTGTCGATGATGACGCCAATCAAAGATATAACCCGGATTGGCAAACTGGGCTGTACTATGAAGCCGTGGTTACGGCTAACCGCATAGATAACCCAGAGGGATTAAAGTCATGGGCGCAAGATATGCTAAAACTGTATAATCACCCCAGAACATACTATGAGATTGATGTAACACCAGATTTCAATCCGCCATTAGGCGCCACAATTAGGTTTAAAGATGAATTAATTAAGCCGGCATTAGACGCTAGTGGACGTGTTATACAACGAACAATTAGCTTTGCTAACCCGTACGGCAACAAAGTCGGCTTTGGTGAATATACCACCGTTCAGGCAGTAACGCCAGAATGGCTTGTAGGTTATCAGAATGCTATTAGTAATGCTCTTGCGAAGGCTAAGGCAGACGCTAGTTCAGTAAGACCAGTCGCTTTAACCCCTGACGGGAACAACTTTACTGATACTACACAGATTAAGCGATTAATCTTACAGGCTTGGGAAGGTAATACCAATATTTCATCTTATATTGATAGTAAGGGCTTTATCTGGCGCCGACACAACCCTGACGGCACGGTTGATACCAACTATCGACAAACGGGTTATTTAGTACAGGCCCCTCATAATTCCGTTGGTACTCTAAGTGGAACAATCGAGACAGGATATATTCAAGATGACCCCGAAATTAAGCTTGATACAGCTAATATCAAACGAGTAGCTGATTTTCTGCCAACTAATATCGATATTGGCGCTGTCGGTAGGCAGTACATGTGTCCGCTATCTAATGGGACTTACATTGGCTCACAAACTATCCACGGTGATACACTATACGTGCTTCACGACAGCAATTTTAACGTAATTAGTGCTATGACGGTTGTTAATGGTGGACATGGGGCTAGTTTTGATATTGAAGAATCTAACGGAACGGCTTATATATGGGCTTCCACCTGTGTTGACTCAAGCAATAACTTATACGCTGTTAGTCGGTTTCCATATATTCCGGGAGCCAAACTAGAACAAACTGACGGTAGAATAACACATTACTATACCACAGCTGATTGTCGATATGTCAATGTTGACTTTGCTAACGGTTATGTATTATGTGGTTTTACTAACGGCCGGCAAGACATTATTAAGCTTGCTGACATTAAGAATGGCAACTATAACGTTCAGTATTCCATCAATATCACCAACTATGGCTTTGACCTTCAAAACCAGACTTACCAATCACAAACTTTAAGTTTTCCCTATGTCATTTTCCACAGCGGCAATATGGACATGCACGATAAGCGTATGATGTACGCCGTCAACGTGGTTCACGGGGGTCAAGAGTTTGCAGTTGATGAGCTAAACGACATTGATTTAGGCATTACAGACCACAATGTTGAACCGGAAACATGCCACCTAATGCACAGTTCTAACAATGGGCTGTCGTTATTCCTGACTTTTCATTGCCGGCCAGAAAATGACCATACAACTAATCATCAGGTGACAAGAGTCATCACAATACCAATTATTGTACGGGCACCAGCTAGCAAGATTGATAAGGGGACGATAAATGACAATGTTAATACAAATGATTAGAAAGGGGGAGTATAAATGGCAGAATCTAATGCAACACAGGTCATATTAACTGATGACGGTATTAAGATTATTAAGGCACAAAATACGGCTGATAATGCCGCTGGCGGGGTCGCTAACTTAAATGACCCCAATTTAATGTCCGTGATTGAAAAGCAGAATAACATTTCGCAATTCGCCGGTTTAACATCTCAATACAACGTTCTCGTGCAGAACGCTAAAGATGAGGGGATTGACACAGCCGCCGTAACTACGGCATATAACAACTTAAACATATTCATGGCAGATATTTTGGCAGACCCTAATCATGCTAGTGATATTGACCGCGCAAGATACAAAAAGTATCAAGACGCTTACAATGAAGAATTAGCAAAGCTTCAAAACGCTTTACAAAATAACACAAACAATAAATTCACCAGTGCCGCGAGTGCCATAAGTCAAGCGGCCTCAACAGCTAATGTTGCTAAATCAGCCGCAGATAGTGCCTACACTTATGCAAATTCAGAGATAGCTGTACAATCAACAGCTACCGCTAAAGCTCAAAGTGCCGCTGACGGCGCATTTAGCCAAG